GCCCTCTCTCCGCATCGTGCCACATGCGGTAGAAGTGATTCATGCCATGCGGCGTTGAGACGATGATGACTTTTGTGCTTTTACCAGAAGTAATAGTAGGATAAACAGATGCAAAGAAGGAGTCAGCGATGTGATTAGGGACGAACGCGAACTCATCGAGGAAGAGGATATTGAACGACATGCCTCGGACAGCACTCGCAGATGTAGAAGCTGCCAATATCTTACTGCCATTATCTAATTCAATAGAACCTTTATTCCAGGATATAATACCCTGTTGCATCCATTTAGGCAAGTTTTCATAGGCAGTTGCTAACCTTCCCAACAACTCTCTTGCAGTTGCTGCCTTGTTTGCCAGAATGCCGATATTCACACTATCATTGAAGATGAGAAAGTGTAAAAGATAAGAAACCACAGTTGTAGACTTACCAGTCTGTCGTGGCATCTTGCAGATATTAAATCTGTTATTATGAAAGTTCTCAATCAGCTTCTCTTGGAAATGATATGGATGAAACTGCGTTAAACCTTCATCAAGAGAAACAATCTTTACATAATTATTGGCAAAGTAAATTGGATCTTCCCTACACTTAAGAAATTCAATAACCTGCTCTTCAGTAAACTCAATCGCAGTATTTGCTTTTTTTAGTAACGGATTGCCAAGATAAACTTCACTCATAACAAAACTCCTTTTTAATCTTCAACAAATGTCACAGAACAATCTGCTTTTTGTAAATTAGAGTCAGATGAAATTGCCATAGTCAATGTTCTCCGTGGTGGTAAAACGATTCTCAGTGCATCAAGATCGATTGTTTCTGGAGCACCTGATGTAACGCAAAATACTGCTATTGGTTGTTGTGATGAGGTAATTGTGGTATCAGTTCTTGAGAATGAGGAAGCTTGTCCAAGTGGTGTATAATCTAAAGGATCGACAGTTGGAACATCAACATACAAGTAAATAAAACAAGGAGCAGTTGATGATGCTGTGGTTAGAGCACTAATCTTTTTGATGATAAGTTCTCTGGAATTGATTTTATTATTTACTATCATACCACCTTTGATAGTCAGTAGATGGTATTTGACTCCAGTATTATTCATTCCACTACTCTTTGTCCTAAATGCGGCAAGTGGTAGAGTTGTGGTATTAATAATACCTTCAATAGCACCCATCATTGATGCACCAGACACTGTTACTCCAGCACCAGTATTTCCATCCAGATTAGCGGCAACATATCCAATTTTGAGAGATGGATTGTCTAAGTGAACTGTATTATGTCTATTTGCGTAATGAATATGATGGATTGGCATCATATCACCAGTCAAAGGATTTTCTACTGCGAACCTCATTTCACCAACACCCAGCCAACGGAAGTTGATTTGATATACATTCAACTTTGTTGGATCTAAAGTAACACCTGATGGGTTCGATGCCCCACCACTACCATCCATAGTGTCAAAGTTCCAATCTTCTTGATATGTCCAGTTACTTGTGTGATTTACGCCCGCCTGTGCCGTTGTTGCTGTTGCAACTAAATCACCATCACTTACAATTGAAAAAGTTCCTGTTTTTGGACCAACACTTTCGGATAAGAAATCAATATATCCATTGCTATAATCTACCAACCATCCATTATAAGTATGTGTTCCAATACCAGTTGCGTTTTGTGTTGCTGTTCCACTAGGAATAACAACATCTGTTGAATTGCCGTTAAGAGTTACTGTTATGGTTTCAGTTCCACTTGCTGGTGTTGTAATTTCAAATCTATGAATATGTGCCTTACCACCATTCTCACGAAGAATACCAAACTTTCCGTTGGTATTGAATCCAACTTGAAGTGCCTGCTCTTCTGAGAAGAATCCTGCTCTTTGAGTGTATCCTGTTGCAATGCCAGAAAATTGTGCTGTAAATCTTGAGAGAGCACCTTGTCCCGGACGATATCTTACTGATCTCTTAGATCGAATAACACCATATCCATATGCACCAGTTCCTGATGATGCTACCATCAAAGTATTGGAGGTAGTAATCCCAGTGCCTGATGAATATCTTTCAAACCTATCAGAGTTTAATCCATACAATCCATCCAACTGAAAGACTGGTGTAATCGGAACAGATACAACTTCACCAAATGCACTACTTCCACTTGCTGTTCCGTGACATCCATCAATGTTGCCGTATCTATCGGCACACATATAGACTTCAAATAGACTTCTCTCTTGATTGAGGTAGTCTTGTGTAATTTTATTCCACTGTGCCATTAATCACTCCAACCTAACCTTTCTGGTCTATACCTTTGTGCACTTTTAATTTTTGATTGTGGGATACCAGGATAAATTTGTTGAATAATCGCTCCAGGGTATTCTCCTTGAATATGCTCTGCTAACTCATTTTTACTCATCATACTACCCTCAACTTCAAGTCGATAAATCTTTCCTTCCCAGACAATATCGGCAGAAAATGACTCTGATGCCTGTTCTGGTTGGGAACTCCCTACATTAAGAGTTCCGTTAAAATCACCATTGATGGTGATGCTTTCTGAGAGAAATTGTTGAAAACTTTTCATATCAGCAATTCCAAGCTCTGAGGGATTTATTGATTCTGCTATCTGGGTCATTAGCAGTTTTGGAAGAAGTCAGTTTCTTCTTCATACCTTTCATTCTTGCACAGAATGATTTGCGACGAGGATTTCCAACTTTCTTACTTGGTGCCTTTAGATCAGAACCAGGATTTTCTCTTTCATAAGACTTGCGACCCTTTTCATTCAGACCACCAGTCTCACTTTTACCTGACTTTTTTGTCCAGGCAGCACCTTCCGACAACTCTTCCCTCCAATCAGAAAATTCTTCTTTATTGACTTTTACTTTCTTAGAATTGCCGGTTCTAAACTTACCAAATGGAGTTGGAAGTTCTTCACCATAATCACCCGTCTTCTTTTCAATTTTATCATTAGGATCTACATCACCATCAACATCATAATCAATTCTTTTAACTGCTTTTTTTGTAAGTTTTTTTAAGTTGCCACCACCAATACTTGATTCCAAATCAGATTTGGTTGGAGTATGCTTTTCTTCTCCAACTGGAACACAGTTGGGAACTACTTTCTTACCCTTTTTCTTCATTCCCTTCTGGGTATAACCAACCCAGCACTTTTCATTAATATGCTGACCACCTTTGATTGGTTCTGGTTTGATAATATCTATAAATTCATATTCAGTTGCCTGAAAATCATCTCTCCAGTTAGAGAACTCATAAGACTCTGATTTATTACCCCAATTAGCAGCACCCTTCTTACGGCACTGAACTAAACGTCCAGAAGCATAAGCAGATGGCCAAACTTTAGCACTTGCTTTTACTTTTTTATAGCAAGCATCTTTTTTAGTTTCTTCTTGAGTCACGATTTTTGCCTTTCCTGTTCTATCTGGATTTGGGTCTTCTCTACGTTTTTTAGCAGCTCTTTTATTCCTTTCATCTTTACTCATTGCTGCACGATCATCGGGATCACGGCAGTAAGGTTTTGTGGTTTGACCTGGTTGTTTAGCACATGGTTTCCCATCATACTTACCACCAGTTTGTTTCCATCCACCACCCTTAAACCAGTCTCGGAGTGAATAACCTTTGTCTTTGGAAGACTTACCGTCTTTCATAATTTTTAAATATTATCCTTATTATTTAGAAAACCTTGCTTCAGCATTTTTTGAAGTTCTGAAGTGGAACCAACAAATACCGCGTTATTGGTAACATTATTGGTAGTCTTTTTAGAATCTTCTTCTACTTCTTTAAGTTTCTTTTGGAGGTCAATCAACTTATCGGTCGTGTCTGCAACACTCTTAATCAACTGTCCTGCGACCTCGTATGCCCTTGGACTGCCTCCTTCACCTGCTACCTCCATAATACCATTAATTGCCTCCTGACCCTTCTCTATAAGGGAATAGAGGTTTGCACGACTATACTCGTAGTCCTTATCAATATGCC